CACAGTGCGTGATGTTGCCAAACCAACTTCCAATTTGGCGTGACCACTGTTTGTGAATGTCAGTTTCGGTTCGGCAATGTTGCCGATCAGTGTGATGTTATTCATTGATTTTCCTTCCAATAGGTTTCCAGTGCTTGCACCAGATCATTTGTGTTCGCGTTCCTGTTCAGGAATTGTGCGACTGTTTCCGCTAACTGATCCGCATGGTTCAATCGGCGTGATGTTTTTGTTTGCACAGGCTCAACCCAATACTCATCAGGCATCAGCCAGCGTGCATTGTCTGCATGTGTGTACGGATGGCAACGATCCCTGCGTGATTTGAGCATCACAATGTGACCGTGTTTGTGCAGGATGCTGAGCAAACCTGAAATCTGTCCGTGATGCAGTTCCAGTTTCGTTGCCAGTTCGCGCCAAGTGTGATCCTGTTCGCGTAACAGTTCCAACACTTGCTGCTTCCGTAGGTTGAATGTTCCATCTGTGCTTTCGCGTTGTGCGCGTTCTCTGCTTGTGTCGCGTGGAACATGCGCAAGATACGCATCCATTTCTATTTGTTGCATCTGATTCCTCCTGATCAAAATGGTGGTTCTTCTTCGGTTTCTTGTTTCAGTCCTGCAAGTGCAGTTCTGGCTTCTTCGGCTGTGAGATCGTTCAAGGTTGCTAGTTGTCTGCCGATGATGCCAGCAACAATCTTCACTGGATCACCTTGTTTTCCTGCTTCCCTTTCCAACAGTTTCACCAATCCTGCACCTGCTTTCCCTGCAGGGTGTTGCACAACATTATTCACCACAGATGTTGGCTGTTGGCGGATGGTGCGTGGTGCGCTGGCTGGTGTGTCTGCTTTTGACCACAGATTGATTGCGATTCCGAAACGCATCGCAGCGTTCCTCAATGCGTCACCAATCAGTTCTTTCGCTGCGTCATCCTTGTCTGCTTTGCATGAACCGACACCAATGATGGTTTTTCCTAGCACTGTCAGTTCAATCCACATCGTTGCGATACCACCTGTGATGTTGATCACTGGCGCACCATCACGCACCTCAAGCGGTTTCCAATTCCATTCGGGATCAATCGCAATCAGAATCTTGGTCAGGTCTGCATGTCCTACATAGTCCAGAAACAAATCCTGCCAGTTTCCGTTCTTGTCTTTGAATCGTTTGTTCAGTTTTGACACCATCGCAGGATCAGGTGTCGCATACTTTTCAACTATTTCTTCCAACTTCATTTTGTTCCTCCTGTTAGGCGCAGGATGCGTGTTGGCGCACCTGCGGTTTTGTAGTTTGCAACTATTTCGGGATAGTCGCGTTCAAGGCTTTTTGTGTCCAACCTTGAAACCCCTTTGCGTGTTTTGAATGTGATCACAGGAACACCACCAAATGTTCCTGCTTCGTGTCCACCTAGCATGCGTGCAATCTTGTCGCGCGCTTTCTGTTCCTCTGTTTCTGCTAGTTCACGCTGCTGTTTCCATGCTTGCCATTCATCCAGCAAAGCAACTTCTGATTGTGTGAGTTCCACTGAACCATCTGGTGTGGGGAACAATCGTTTCACTTCTGATTCTGTTGGTTCAGCATCTGCTGGCAGTTCGCCACAGTCAAACATTGCGCCAACCAAATCGGCGCGCAACACAAGTTCAGCAATCTGTTCCTGATGGCTTGATCTGGTGACAGTCCAAGAACCCAAACGCATCTTGCGATCCAACACCACCACCAGCGCAGTGTGCGCATCAGGTACGCAAGCGAACTGTGCCATCACTTGCCAAAAGTATTCTTCAGGAAGTTCATCATCGCTGGAGTAGGCGACAGTGGTTTTTGCTTCAACGATTGTTGCACCATCTTCGGTGAGTCCATCCAATGTTGCGATGAATCTTCCGTTCGCATACATCACTTCTGGTGTGGTCACTGGTTGTTGCAGTATCTGTTCTGCGTAGGTGATCAATGCTGGTTCAAGAATGTTGCCACGCATCATCGCTGCGTTCGGTTCGTTCACTTCTGGTGGTGACCATTTGCGCAGTGCTAGTGATGTGATCGTTTCGTATTTGCTGACACCTGCGAGAATTGGTGCTTCGCTTGCGCCGAATCTGACGCGCTGTTGTTCATCGCGGTGGCGTATCTGATGCCATTCCAGTGATCCGTGTGGCGGTTTTGTTATCTGCATTTTTCCTCCTGTTGTGGGGTCTGGTTTCACGGTAGCGAAGGGGTGCTTCAGAGTTCATATCGGCGTGCGTTATATGGGGACACATCGGGAAACCCTTATGAAATAAGGCTGAAATAACTGTTGCATTCCTGTATAAGTTCCCCTTATACTTTCTGCATGGCAAAAAAAGCACCAGCAGAAGTAATCAAAGCGACAGACATGTGCGCCGATCCCGAGTCGGGTGGCAATTGGGCAACTGTATGCAGGACACACGGACAGTTCGTACAGCATGCAACGAAAGCCACAGCACAAGAGTGGATTTATGACACGCATGTTTGGTGCTGGCAGTGCCAAGAAGAAGCAAAGTGAAAGGAACAGGAACAATGAACATCACAACAGGAGGAACAGAAATGGAAACCAAGACAACACCAGCAATCGGAATGAGCGTGTCCTACGGAATCGGATCAGATTCGTATCATCAAATCATCGTGGAGATTGCACGCAAAGGGAAGACAATCCGCACAGCACCAGCAGAAGCAATCATCAATCGTTCAGGAATGACACTGGAACAGTGGAACACTGCAACGGAAACCACACGCAAAGCAGAAACGCTTGCAGCGTGGAATCAGATGATCAGCGAAGCAATCGCTTACGAAATGTCATGGGGAGACACTGACGCAGAGAAGGCTGAAAGGTTGTCAATCAAAGGCATGAGCGATACCTACACGCTGCGCCAGAATGGTTGCTATATGACACAGGGTGCGAACTTTGGTTACATCCACCTGAATGATCAATCCGAATATCGCGACCCATCATTCTGATCAGAAGAGCGAGAAGCGCACTGCCAGAAATGGTGGTGCGCTTTTTGCGTTCTCAGGCAGCGTGCTGGCGTGCCTTCTTGCTGTGCAACTCCTGCTGCAAACGCGCTTCCAACTGAATCAACCGTTCAGCATGCTCACCATGCACAACAACCCTGCGCAACATCCAAACCAAATCATGCAATTCATCCACGCTCAACATCATCAATCCTTCAACAAGTGGATTGGCAATCCTACTTGTATAGGCACAACTTGTATTAGTTCGGTTTTGCTTGTCGCAACACTTTGATCGTGCGCACCATGTCCACAGGAATATGAAACAACGCAATGCCTTCCTCTTCACACAGCGACTGCCACAAAGTGACATGATCCTTCTTGCCTCCTTCATCGGCAGGAACAAGAAACCCTGCAGACTGCACCAGCATTTCATCCTGTGAATCAATATCGGTGCTGATCCAACCATGATCACCTGTGTGCGCATCAGCCCAAACAATCAACACAATCGCGAGATCATCTGCGTTCACCATTTCTCAACCTTTCTATCTTGCACAAAGATTGGTGCAGTGAATGTCTTTCCGTGTTCTGGTGTCATCAACCACATCGCCTGTGCTGGTTCTTCAAAACCGAAGTTGCCAATCCAACAGTATTCATCAGCACCTTTCAACGATCCGTTCACAATGAACTGTGGCGCAAAGATGAGTGTGTGCCAATGTCCCATCACCATCAGATCGTAAGGTTGATTCACTGCGTTCTGCCTCTGACGCTTCTTCGCATCCAGTCGCATAATCGGCATCATTGCACCACCAATACCATTGCCACCATTTGCTTGATCGCCATGCGTGATCAACACCTTGTGACCGTATGACTGCACCACCAAATCTGCACCATCGCTCACATCAAAAGTGACGCGCTTATCGTTGCGGAATTGGCGTGCCAACATCTGACCAATGAACCAGTCAAAGTTGTCGCGTGCGCGCATCTTGGCGCGTGGTTTGCGTGTGCGCCTACCGTGATTGCCCACCACCACAGGCACATGCACTTTCCCGAAATGATCCGCAAGCATGCTCACACCAGCAGACAGATGATCAGCCCAATGCAACACACTGCCAAGCATCGTGTCCTCATTCGTTTCTGACAGTTCTTCATGAATGTCACCAGAGAAAATGTCACCAGCCAAAGGCATCACAATTCCGTCATAGGTCACACCAGACCAATAATCTCGCGAAACTTTCACAGCAGATTCAAACAGTTTCTTCATCCGCAGTTCAGCAATCCGCCTGTTGTATGCGTTGCTTCCCATCACTTCAGCAGGGTTCACAACTTCATCCAAATGCAAATCCGACAACAACAGGAATGGTGTTCCACGATGCGCTTTCGCTTTCGCAGGTTGCGTCATCCATGTAGCAGGAGAAGATTTAGAAAGATGAGTTAGCAAACCAAGTTCACGCTGCATCCGTTGCATTGCTTCTTCAGCGATCTTCGCACGCTCACGCGCATCAGCAACTTCGCGTTTCGCGTCATCCATCTTGCGTTGCATCTGAATCCGTTCAAGGCTTTCTAGTTCTTCACGCATGCTCACAGGTGCATTCCTTCCTGCGATGGCGTGTCACAGAATGATCTTTGATAGTGAAACCATGTGACTGCAACAAGCGTGCCAAAGCAGAAGAAGGCACAGCAGGATCATTCAATAGT